TTAATTTTATTGTATTTTTGTGGCAGATTCCTATCGCCGCTAATCCTGAACCTACCAAAGGGGATCACCGCAGTCAGTATTTCTCTGACTCTTATATTATAGCATAAAAAAAGGGATCGTCAAGATCCCTAAGTTCCATCTCGAACTCAATTATATTTAGAGATAGTCTTTACGAGCATGATGTTCTGGAACTATCTTACCCAATTTGACGGTAAGAAGTCCATCTTTAAATGAGACATCCCTGACTTCAACATCATCTGAGAGTGTCCATGCTCTAGAGAAAGATCTTTGAGCCAATCCTTGATGGACATACTCGGATCCTGTCTCCTTAGTTTCTTTTTGTCCTTCGACGATAAGTTTTCCATATTCAGTATAAACTGAGATAGTGTTTTTAGTGAATCCTGCAAGTGCAATCTCAAGCACGGACTCAACATTATTTACCTGAATTAAATTATAAGGTGGATAGTTTGTTGTGGTTTCATAAGAATTGGTAAAGAAACGATCTAGGTAATCGTCCATTCCTATTCCATTCTTTGAAATAATCTTCATTAGTTCTGGAAGATTAGCAGAATGATAACTTGCTAAGTTTGTCATGGTTCTCCTTTGTAAGCGAGTATAGATTGTGAACCCTTTCGGCATTCAATACTAATTATAAACTCAATTCATTTACAGGTGGTGTGGAAAACTCTTCAAGTCGAGTTCGGGTGTCCTCCCAATCATTTACATGGTACGTAAAACCGTCCCTTTTCTGTACTGCCATTGCTAAAGGATAGTCATTACCACTCTCATCCATACGATCTCCAAAGAAGTGTAGTTCATCATTAAAAGAAAAATCTCTTATAATTTGACCTTTATCAGATCCTTTAGAAGATATATCCACACCTGTCTCACCACCAACAAAGGCATGTAACTCAGGAAACTCTAAGTTAAATCTATGTGCAATATCTATTCTTTCATTATGAATTTCATCCCACTCTTTATAAATTTTCCTCTCTTCGAATAGTGCATTTCTACCTAGGATGCTAAAATTAATACAACCAGGTCTTTCTTCAATATGATTACCTGTCTTCAATGGGAATTGACTATAATCTAATTCATCCAATAAAAAGTTTTTAGATTCTTTAGGAAGTGTCCAAGGATTACGATATACCAAATTATCTCTTTCATAGATATCATTTCCTGCACAGTTATAAACTCTCTCTGATCTATTATACAAATCTAAACCAACCTGTTCAATTGTTTTCTCACGATTACTTCCAGTTACAAGATACACAGGATAAGTGCAAGCAAACTTTATCATAAAAGCTTGAAAACCTGAGTCGATTTGTTTTCGACTAGGCGTCAAAGTCCCATCAACATCAAAAATAAATTTTTTCATTAATAATTAAACTTCAACTTTTTTTTTCTTTGATCCTATATTATACTTTGTTTCTAATATCCAATCACCTTTATCTTTAAAAGATAAAACTTTGATTTGATTAAGAGGTGCTATGTCTTTAACTTGATCAATATTAACAATCGATACAAGTCCCCAATCAGTAATTAATTGTGCTATGCGATTACGACGTTGAATATCATTCTGAGTAAGGTTTGCATGCTTACCATCTAATGCAAATAGTTCCTTAAAGTGAACTAAAAAATATCTACCTTGTTTATGAAGAATATGACAAGACTGATATATCTTTTTCTCTTTCCTAGATGCAACACCTATACGAGTCAAAGTCTCACGAACTTTTAAAAAATCATCTGGTTCATTTAAAATTATTTCTACCATCTGGTCTGGCGACCAATTAACCTCAGGTTCACGAACAGTCATTTTTTTCCTCCAATCTCAAATTTAGATTTAATAAAATCAACCTGTTCTTTATTTAGTATTTTTATTATCTCCTTTGCTCTTTCATTACTACATTCATAATATTTCTTAATTACGTTTATATTATCGATTTCATCCTTTCGCATCCAAGGAGAAAATCTTTTTCTTTTTCTAACAGAATTTATATAGAAATCATACTGCATTTTTTTAGGTAATGATGAATACAGATTCATTTCATTCACCAATAATATTACATCAAAATGTCCAGATAAACATCTATTAATAATATATGGAGAATAATCTTTTTCTACCGAAGAATCCTCATCTATTAAGTTTTTTTTATTCAAATTAATTGAATTTAACCAATCTTTAAGTTCAGTCATTTGTTCCACCATCCATTTCCATAATGCCTTTTCATATGACAAGGGCGACATCTTATGTCACATTTAGCACATTCTACCATCAATCTTTTCCAACCATAACGAAATTTTCCATCACCTATATTAAATAATTTTTCTTCTCCATCACGATGATCGTGTTCCAAATTTATAATATCTACTGAACCACAATCACAACAAGATTTACCCTCCATATATTCTAACCACATTTTCTTTTTCTTTTCTCTTCTCAATCTGTTTTTTTCTTGTTGTTCTTTTTTAAACTCAGGATCATCCTTCCTAACAGCATACCAATTTGCTTGTCCAGAAGTTTGTTTTTTTCCAGTGTAGATGCGATCTAATTTAGTTCCGTGTGTCATTATACAAGTAATTGTTCGAGTGGTGATACTGGATGTATGTTATAATTTGTTATTAACAATTCCGTTTTTACATTTTCATCTGTCCCCTTGTCTCCACGATGTGCCATTGAATATCTTAATTTCCATTCCTCAAGATTGTAATTTTCATACATTTCTTTTAATCGATCATTGACATTGTAAGTAATCATAAATTTATGAATACAATTATATACTTGATCTGCAAATTTATCGTGGTCAAATGACTTATGCATTTCACGATTCTTTCCATATAAAAAGTCTTTAATATCATATGGTGGATCTAAAAATATAAATGTATCCTCTGATCCCTTCTCCATCATCAATTTGGAATAATCTACATTAGTTATTTTCCAATTCTTAATTAACTTTGAAAACTCCTTTAATTTATCAGCACCAACTAAAGAAAAATTAGAGTTAGATGCTGTTTGGGAAAAAGTGCTATTCTCGGTAAGACCTGAGTAACTACACTTGTTCATGATGAAAAATGCAACTGCCTTCTCAAAGTCATTATAAGTATCAATCTCTTCTTTATACTTATCAAATAGATCTTTTGCTTTTGCCGTTATCTTATCTGGATCACCCTGATCAAGAGTATTCTGTTTTTCTTCACGAACTCTCTGAGATAATTCATTACCCTTATCTCTGAGTTGAACCCAGAAATTATACAAAGGTACATAGAGATCATTAATCCAAATTGGTATATCTGGATTGGATTTAGTAATATCAATCGCAATCGATCCTCCGCCTATGAATGGTTCACGATACTCAGAAATAATTTTAGGATACCATTGAGAAAGAGTTTTAATTGCTTTCGATTTGCCACCAGGATATCTCAATGGTGTCTTAAGAGATTTAATTGACATCAATATACGTTAGGATATCTTCTCAAATCTTCTTTTTCTTGTATGATAGTAAAAACTTCTGTGAGGTCAATCACACTCTGAGTCATTATACGATAACCCATTCCAAGATAAATTTGACCTGCGATAACTGCTACAGTAGCAGCACCCCAGAAGATATAATATTTGTTTGATTTAACTTGATGTTTTAGTTTTGACATGTTTTTCATTTTAATAAGTCCATAATAGAGAAGTATGCAAGAAAACCAGATGCAATACCTGATATTAGCACAAAAATTCCAATAAGTCCAAATAGATTCATTTGAACTCACACTCCACCATAATCTCTGTAAGTGCTGCTAACAGATTTATTTCTTGATCTGCAACAAATGCCATCTGATATTGATACTTAGCAATAACAAGAACAGCAGCTGGTATAGTAGTCGGAACCAAGGACTCGTAAAGACTATCATAAATCCTACGAAATAAAACAGTAGGATCATTGTCCAAATTATAGACACACCACTTACGTACTTCGGGAAAGTTTTTATCTTTAAGATTTTTAATAAGATCATCTACAGCAACATCAGAAAATGCAGCAAGTATTCCACTATCTATTTTACCACTCACTGAATATCTTTGACACTCATTTAAAACTCTCCTCCAATCTGGAAAGTGTTTATTGATTAATTGAACAATAACTTTTTTATCATACTCAACTCTTTCTGTTTCTAAAATCTGATTAATTCTAGAGAAGAACTGTGCTGCTATTGTTGGTTTGTCTTTTTTATTAACTGAAAAGTCAACAACAGAGCAACGAGAATGTAATGGCTCGATAATTTTGTTCTTATAATTGCAGGTGAATATAAATCTGCAGTTTCTGGAGAACTCCTCAATAGACGCTCTAAGGAGGAGTTGTACATCGGAAGTGGTATTATCTGCTTCGTCAATGATGATGACTTTATGTTTCGAGTCACTCGTAAGAGAGACGGTAGATGCGAAGTTCTTTGCGTT